ACAATACAAATGAGATTTCGAGAAATTGAAAAAATAGTCCTCAATGACGGATGGGAGTTAGTAGATGTGAGAGGTTCACATCATCAATACAAACACCCAACCAAAACGGGAAAAGTTACAATCCCAAATCATCGAGGCGACATTCCTCAAAGGGTTGTCAACTCCATACTCAAACAGGCGGGTCTCAAATGAGACCTGCCACCCATTAAAGAAAGGAGCGTTATCATGAATTATATTTATCCTGCTGTTTTTTATCCGGAGGGCGACGGGAAATATTCAGTTATTTTCCCCGACCTCAATGATTTAGCAACTTACGGAGATAACCTTGCGGACGCTTTCGCAATGGCTCAAGAGGCTTGCGGTCAGTATTTATTCACATCCTTGCGTGATGGTGATGTTCTTCCCGCTCCGACCCCTCTTGATGCAGTTGAAAAGGACGAGGATGCAGCACTTGTCAATTTGATTTGTGTCAACCTCGACGAATACGCCCGTGCGTACAATGACAAAGCGGTCAAGAAAACTTTGAGTATTCCTGCATGGCTCAATACTGCATGTGAAAATTACGGTATCAACTATTCAAAAGTTTTGCAGGATGCGTTGATTGCCAAAATTCAAGCACGTTCATAAATCCATTATAGCACAAGGACGACACCCGTTTCCGGATGCCGTCCTCTTTTTTGTCTGTATGCTCTTATAACTGCTCGAATTGTACATGCTCCGATTCTCCGGAGAGGTAAAGGTCGCCGATTGTTCTGACCATCTTCTTTCCGTCCACAACATGAATCTCTTTCACATAATATGACTGTCCTCTGATAGCACGACCGCAGATGTTCTCATTGCCCCACGCTGCGGAACGTCTGATATTGAGTGAGCCGTCGCAAATGACCGTCACTTTCATTTTTCCCTGCGGGATGATGACTTTGTCCTCCGGTTCGTCCTCTGCCTCCTGTGGCTCTGTATTTGCCCCATTCTCGCCCGTTTCCGGTTCAGACGGAGGATTTGTCGTCTCTGCATCGTTTGAGGCTGTTCCCCCGTTCTCTGCGTCCTCCTGCTGCCCTGCTGCATCCTCGTCACTCTCAAATGTTGTCATTTTCTCAACGGTTTCCGCATCGACTGTTCCGACCTTGTTTCCGTCCGCATCGTATGTGTTGACGCTGCCGTCCGGATTTGTCTGCAATGCTCCCTCCGGAACATTGTCCGTGAGTGAGCCGATGACGTTTCCGTTTTCATCCCACACAACAAAACTCTCGTCCTTTGCTGCTGCTTTCATTGCCCCCTCAATGGTCTTGTACTCTTTGCAGTCCTCTTTCTTGAACTCTGTTCCTTTGCCTAAATAGTATAACATGATTTTCCCTCCTATTTGCTCAAATACTTGCTTGACGCATATCCGACGATGTTCTTGTAAACCACATACAACCATTTCACACCGTTGCAATCGTTATAATATCCATAGCACTGGACTTTCTCACCGTTTTTCATCACCGCAAGGATTGACTTTCCTGTTCCTGCTCCCGCACGGAGATTCAATCCGGATGCAGTCACCTTGTAAGTTCCTGCAAGGCTCTTGTTGAACCCGTGTGCAACGTCGACCTTTGCATTGCTCTTGACTGTTGTTGTGTTGGATGCACCTGTTCCGGATGACTTTGCCCCGTCCGTGAGGTTCGTTGCAACGTGAGCATTGTCATTGAGGAGGATGTCTCCCTCAAGCAAATACGCATCCGATGTCAGATATTTGCTGTCTGTCAACACCTCGAATCCTGCTGCCTTGAGACCTGCTCTCATGTTTCCGGTATAGAGATAAATGCTCACATTCTTCATTTTCTCATTTCCCAGTCTGTAACCTGCACCCTTTACGATTGCAGCGACACCGGATGAACAATCTGCCTCACACGCAATCGTGATTTGTGCAGGGTCGTAATTCGATGCCTTGAGATGCTCCCAAAATGTGTATCTCTCTGACTGGTCATATCCGATTTTATTGTTGACTGCTGCTGCCTTTGCCATGCTCGCAATCATTTTTCTGACCTTTGCATCCGGATGACGGAGGACACATTTCCACGGTCTGTTATACCAATTTATAACTCTCCACTCTGTACCTGTCTGGTCTCCTGCCTTTCCTCCGCTGTATCTGTTATTTTCATCATGTCCGCAATTTGAAATCATTTGTTTTCCTCCTTGTCAAATTCTTCTGTGTTTCTGTCCGTCATGTCTCCCATAAGTTCCGGACAATGTTCCTCAAGTTCTGTGTACACAATCAACCCGCAAATCAGTAACGGAATACCGACCCATAAAATCGCACATCCCAATGAAAGAATGAACCATACTACCACCGACATTCTTTCCGCAAATTTGTCATCCGGATAATAATATTCGTCATAGTAAAGCTCCTGTTCCTTTTTGCTTGCCCTGTCGACCCAAATGTAAAACGCTGTCATCGCTAAAAATACGACGACCGCACCCACAACGTACACAATCCCGATTGTCCTTGCGTTCTGCACGAAAAAGTCTACGATTTTACTCATTGACCTCACCTGCCTCACCGCTCACAAGCGTCTGCATCGCTTTGTTGCTCTCAAGCATCTTTTTCATTCTCTCAAGTGCCTCGTCGACCATCATCGAAAAAGTCTCAAAAGAAATCACTCTCGCAAGCCACGCAAACCTTGCGACAAACATGTCATATACATAACGCAGCTTGATTTGACCTGTACCGCCTCCCAGTTCTTTTTCTGCCTTTGTGACTGCATAGAGCAGCCATTCTCTCACTTTGTTCAACTGCTTGTCTGACGGCATTTTCACGAAAACATATACTGCATATCCTCCCGCTGCACATACCGCAATCAGACCCACAATCACAAACCAATTCTCGACGATGTATTTCATCCTTGTACCTCCTCGTCATCCTGTTCCGGTTCGTCATTGTGTTGTATTTCTCCGTTTGACTTTGTTCCCTTGACCGTTTTCACGGACTTAATGAGTGCCATTGCACCGCCCTCAACTGAAAGAAATCTGAATACATTCTCAATCAGTGTCGACGGCTCTGAACCCATCCGTAAAAACACAAATATCATCACGACTGTAAAGATAAATGCTGCAAGAATCAAAGTGAATACAACACGTTTCATGAACAGACCGGACACCTTTTTGTCATGTCTCTCTTTTCGCTCTCTTATCCGATACATTCTTTTCAGATGCCGGATTCTGATGCGACGTTCCTGTTCTGTCATTCTCATGTATTGCCTCTTTTCTGTGAGGTTGATTCTTGCCCGTTTCCTGCCCTCCTGTTATCGGTCGGAATGCTGTTCTCCGTCCAGTCTCTTGTGATAACTCTTGAGTGACTGTTCCACAATGACAACACGCTCTCTCAATGTTTTCATCTCCTCACGGTTCTCTCTCGATTCCCGTTTGATGTCTTTGAGGTCGTCTGCGATGTTCTCAAGTTTCACCATCACCATCGTGTCGGTTGTTGCTCTCTGTTCCGCATCTTCCTGTGTGTCCTTTTTCTCATTTCTCTGCTTTGAGCAGATACCGAAAAAAATCGCAAACGCAACAGATACTCCGGAGAGCAACAGGGAAATCTCAATCGTCAACGGCGTTCTCCTTTCCGAACTCTGTCGCCTCGATGTCATCGGTGTCGCAGTATCTCCTCATGTGGTATTCAAGAACATCCATCTCCCTGTCTGTCTCCTCTACCTCCTGCCGGAGTTCTGCCTTGACCGTCTCCTCGATTTTCGACTGTTCAATGATTGTTTGCTGCTTTTTCACGATTGCGGATAGGTTCTCCGTCACATCGCACAATCGTGATATTATTTCAAGCGGACTCATTCTGTATCACCGCCGGAGAATTTTTCTCCTGTGATATATTCATATTCATCCGCTGAAATACTGCCCTTTGCGACACGCTCGGAAATCTGTTCCTTTGTGAGAGTGCCTTTTTTGTACATTCTTTTGAGACTTTCAACAAGCATTTTCATACTAAATCAACCCCTCCTCGATTAACTGTGCGGTGTATTCGTCGATGACCGCATCTTTCTGAAACTGTGTTACTGATTCGACGATTCCGGATGTATTCTCCTCAACGACGGATTTCATGAGAGCCATGTTCTCATATTCCTCAACCGTCATTTCCTTTTCGTCGTACTGCCATTCGGTCACGGTCTGCATCTTTCCGTCTGCTCCCTCAACCTCTTTCTCCACCTGCTCGATGTTCTTACGCAGATAGACCGTTGACGGAGACGATGTCCTGTCGATTTCCTCCGGACGTTCCGGCTGTGTTCCTGTCACCTTTTTCCAGTCTGTCATGTTGCTCATTCTCCTTTCTGCTATGCTTTGAAACTATCCTCTTGAGTTTCTTGACATTGATTTTCGGTTTGATGTATTCAATGTAATAGTTGTATGTGTCCGTGTGTTTGAACAATCCCATATACGACAACATCACCGATGCGTTATACCATGAGATTTTATCCTGCTTTGAAATATGGTTTGCCTTGCGTCTCGCAGCCTCGATGTTTGATTTCCGGATGGTTGTCCGGTCATGGTGAAATTGAAATCCCATAAAATCAAGCATACGCCCCTTTGTGACCTGCTTTCTGTTCTCGTCAAGCACTGGTTTCCCGTCTTTCATCACCGGATATTCAAATCTAAACACCTGCCAGTCGCCTTTTATCTCAAGGTCAAGGTTGTCGTTCAGATATGTCTCGATTGCCCTGTGCATCTTATGCAGTTTCTTTTTGCTCTTACCCAGTATCACCATGTCATCCATGTATCGCATGTAATGTTCTGCATGGAGTTCCTCCTTGATGTAGTGGTCAAGTGCTTTCAAGTAAAAATTGCCGAACCATTGTGATGTAAAATATCCCAACGGAACGCCTTTTCGCATCTCCTCAATAATTATTTTCAGTTCCTCGAACATCGCTCCGGCGATGCCGATTTCCCTCAAGACCTCCAACGCTCCGGAGATGTCGTCAAATGCTATGCACCCGACAAGCGTTTTTGTCTGTTCTGCATCAATCTCAACACCTGCATCCGTCAAAATCTTTGCAACGAGTGCTATTTTGTCATGTTCAATCAGTATGCAGAGTAATCTATAAAACCGTTTATCCCGAATTACTGCTTTGAGTTTTCTCTTGAGGATTCTCCGGTTTATGGATTCAAAGAAATGGTGTACATCCATCTTGAGAACAAAGAACTT